AGTGGATCATTGTCAGCCATCTTACTGACCTGTGCCTACAAACTGATTTGAAGTGGTTTCCCACGGTCTTGGTTGTTGAAAGGACTGTTCCGGCCAGTTCTCGGGCATAACACTTTGTACCGCCTGCCACACGTTTCCTACAGCTTTTTGCCCCGTTTGCACACCTTGCAATAGCATGCCTGGAAATTGTGCCGCGTGTTGCAACGCGGTTCCTGCGGCTCCCACATTTGCGCCTATAGATTGCTGAGCGAAATTCGGCTGCGGTGGTGTGTAGCCTGTTGTGTAGGGACCTGGTTGTCCCGCCGGTTGTTGGACCGCTTGATTCTGAACTTGGACACCGGCATTGGCACCAGCATTCACGTTGGCGATCGCGGCATTCGCCTGGTCTGATGTGCCGGATTGAACAATCGCGTCTCTCTTAAATGGGTTGTACATTTGGACTTCTGGTCGCTTCATATAATTTTGCGCATCCAGAATTTTGGTGTCCAACGAGGTCGTATCGTAGCCATTCCCGCGCAGGAGATCTCGTTGGGTTTGCATCTCGTTCAAATTCCGATCAAGCAGGGTATAGATTTTATGGCCGCCGCTTGCGAGGCTATCGCTTATGGTTGGTAACCCGCTCAGCAGGTTTGTTTGTATTCTATCCTTTGCCGCGGATGTTGCCGCATCTCCCATAACTCCTTTTGCCAACGGAACCAAAGACGATTCCGCATAGGCGTGATAGGTTCGGGCTGCGTCTGAAGTGAGATTCGCGATTGGAGTGGTCAACCCGGCCAGACTCGTCACCACGTTGCCGGCCCCTGGTGTTTTTTGAACCATCTGATGGAAGAGATCATGCAAGTTCTTAATTGTATCGAATGCTCCGAAGTAACCTGAGAAATCTTTCCGATCAGCATCCGGCAATTGTTTGATTTCGCCCGCTCCCAGTCCACCAGGTTGTGCTGCCGCTACAGCCGCTGCACTTGGTCCCTGTTTCCATTGCTCTTGTGCTTGTTGCTTCGCGATTTCGACGGCAGCCTTGGTTTTCTCTTCTGCCGACAGTGTGCCGCTCGCGACCGCCGCTTGCCGTTTCTGGATTTCGAGCTGCGCTTGTGATTGTTGCTCCGCAATGTGAGCATGGAACTCGTTGGCCGCTTTTAATGCCTCACTCTCGATCCCTTTGATATCGTCAGCCGTTGGCAGCAATCCTTGAGCGTGCAATCTCTCAAGGGCTCTTTGACCTGTTAATCCGGCGTATGTATCTGGGCTATGCTTTGTTATGTCAGGCTGTACGTCTGGCACTGAAACGAGATCCGCACGAGGCGCAACATCACCTTGAACTTGAAGCTCGCCTACCGTTGCGCCACTTAGCGGATTCGACGCACTGGTTTGCTTTTTAGGCATAAATGTTATTGCATTGGCCGGAACGTTCTCCCATCCGACATTAGATAGCCCCGTTGTCCTCTCAAGGTTGCGGTCTTTGAGCCCGGTGGAATTGGATCTTTCCCTGCTAACGGTGTCCCAATTATTACACCGGCTGCCAGCGGATTTGTAATATCCGGACTTCCCAACGGAGTTGGCTGACCTGGTACACCGGCTAGTTTTTCGGCTGGACTGACAGATTGAGCCGGTTGTACGGCTGGCGCAGTTGGCACCTGCTTGTTTTGTGCATTGACTGGCAATTTTCCTACATTCACACCGGCAGCGAGCCCATAGCCCGATTTAACCGCGGTGATGGTATCCTGGAGTTTTGCGTGCTCAGTTGCAATGTCGGCAGTGCTCTTTCCCATCTGCAACGCTTGTGCACGTCTTGCCGCTTGATCCGCTAAATATTGTCCCGCATACAGACCAAGCATTTGCTGTTTAGCGCCCAGGCTTTTTCCCATCACGGCGTTATACTCTTCTGGTGAGAGTATCCCAGTTTGGTGCATCGCCGTCAGTGTGTCGTTGGCATCGATGTTCTGCTTACCGATATCCGCCACGGTGCCGATCGCTTGCGCGATCGAAGAGCCGGCTTCCGTGATGCCTTTTGCGTAGCCGCTTCCGATGTCGGTCAGCGGAACGCTATATGGTATATTGAACGAAGGCGCCGGTAATGGATCACTCATTTCTTTTCTCCGAAATAATCCCAGACGTGACCGAACTCGGCGGCCGCGCCCGAAACATTCACTAGTTCCCGATTCATTTTCGGGCAGAAAACCGTTTGACCGTGGATCCGCTTATCGACGCACCTAATGCAAGTGGGGTACCAATCGGAGTTGAAAGTCTTGTCAGGCCACTCGGTACGATTTGCGATGTCGTAGCGATCTGTCTGAACTGGCACCTGATACTTCTCGGTGTAATCCCAGACGTCGTCGTGCGTCCATTCCTTGAGCGGAAAGAGAAAATCAGGTCCCTCATCACGCATCACGACCGGCGAGTGCAACGGCATCACGCCATAGATCTGATCGGTATCGCAGTCTTTGTGCGCCACGAAAGCCACGTCCCACGGGTAATTGAAAGTGCCGCATGGGCGCATCAGGAAATTAACCGCGCATAAGTAATCGCGTTGATCTTCGCCGTCCCTAAATTCGATGGTGTTTTTAAAGAGCGCAATCATCGACATCGGACCGGATGAATACTCACTCACCAGCGCAACCATGTCCGGATGTGTCTTGAGGCTTACCCGGATCGGCGGATAATCGTGAACTTCCAAAAGCCAGTCGTGGATGACCGAGTTCGCAAAAGCGTTCTTGCGCGGGAAAAACGGATCACGGTAGTAGACGATCGGCATGCGGATTCCGGCCGAATAGAGCAAGTGCAGGAGCACCATCGAGTCTTTGCCAAACGAGCAGTTAAGGACCGGATAAGCGTACTCTTTGAGCTGATCCTCGATCCACTTGAGCGTCTCAGCGGTTTTCTTTTCCAGGGTCATCGCAACTCCATCTTGCGCTTGAAATCTCCGTCGCTCTCGGCGCAAATCGTCAGTTCTTCGTCGGCCGCAATGTCGCGAGCCGCGATGATCAGATTTTCTCCGTCCTGTTCATCGCCAAGAACGCAATTGGCTTGGTCACCATTGCGCGGAAAATTCCAAAACTGACTCTCGTCGCAACACATGACCCAATGGCTATTTTTGGGGTTGAGATAGCCTCGCTCCATTATAAAGGCTCGCTTACGAGGCTCAGCGAACTCAACGGCATAATCGGATATAGTCCGGTCCAGACCCGGATAAAATGCCCACAACACTGCCCCTTTGCGGATCGGCTTAAGCGCAAAGATTCCCAGTCCATGGATCTCGCTCTTCCTGATTTCTACTGGGATCATCATCATAACTAAAAGAGCGCAACGCCACCGATCAGAGCGCCAGCGATCGAGGCACCCGCGCCGATCATGGCGCCACTTGCCGCTCCCTTTGATTGCGCGTTCATCTGGTTGGCTGCTGCGGTGGCGTTCATTTGCGCCATCTGGTTCTGATTGACCATTGACAATACGCCACTGCCCTGAAAGAGGTTCGGGCTGCCCGTGAGGTAATTTGGGACTAAACCAGCAATACCCGTAGCCAATTGGGCACCCGCAGCCGGCGCACCTAGGATACCTGCCATGGCACCCTGCTGGGCACCATAAACTTGAGAGAGCGCACCGGCACCTGCCTGTTGTTGCCGGTAAATCTGATCGAGAATCGAACCTTGCAAGCCTGCTTGCATCTGGGTACCGGCTTGCTGGGTGCCGATCGCGGCTTGGGTGAGTCCAGCTTGCTGTTGCATTGCGTTGCCGAGATTCGCGGCGATCTGCCCCTGCAACCCTTGCTGAACCTGCGCACCGGTCTGTCCGAGCCCCGCGGCTCCTTGATAAAGTTGGCCGGCGAGTTGCTGATTTTGCTGAGTCGCCTGGATATCGGCTTGCGACAGACCCATCGCATTAGCGGTGCGCTGCTCAATCTGTCCGGCAACCAGTGGCTGAACGCCCGCGGCGAACTGCTCGCGTTGTTGGAGAAGTTGCTGTTGGACACCCACGCGACCGAGAACTTCTGATGCAATCGATCCGCTTTGCCCCAACATCCCACGAGCTGAAAAAGCTGCGCGGGCTTGCTGAGTGGCATCTTGGAGCTGTTGTGGGCTCATGCTCCCGCCGAGCGCGAGTTGCTGCTGAGCCGTATCGCTCAACTGCTGAGTCAACGGATCCAGCTTCCCTAGTTGCCCCGATACCGCGCCGGTAGTCTGCTGCCAGAGCGGGCTGCGCGTGTCTGCCGCAGCTTGGCCGGCAATCCCTCGGATATCAGAAACTCCCTGCGCGGTTCCTGCACCCACTTGACCGGAGATGCCCTGCAGTTGCTGGTTCTGCGCATTGAACATGCTCCCGGCCTGAGACGCTAAACCCTGCAACTGATTGACCTGGCCGCCGGTCTGCTGCTGAGATTGGGCGAGGAGTCCTTGCAAGGTCGGGTCAGCTGTCGCTCCAAGCTGACCCGCGCCATATTGCTGAAGTGCTTGAAGTTGCGGACTGGCAGCCATTGCAGCCTGGCCAGCCGCGCCGGCGTACTGCTGATAGTTCTGGAGCGCTCCCTGACTAGCTATCTGCTGAACCTGGTTGATCGCAGCTTGCGCTCCGGGCATTTGCTGCTCAATCGCCTGGCTATAGAATGGAATGTTCGCGCCCATGATGCCTTGCTGCATCGTGTTGTACATGGGCTGGTATTGAGATTCTTCCTGGTAAAGCGCCGGCGCATTTTGAACATAGGCGCCAAGGGCACTGGCATATTCCTGGCCGGGATCCGGGGCTTTGGGGGCTTGCACACTGGGAGCTCCGCCCATAACTTACTCCTTTAGGTTAAAGCGTTCTCTTTCTTCACGTTGAAATCTTTCCAATAAAGTTTCTCCCAAGGGACGATCTTCGTTTTTCCCCTTCGTTTAAAGGCAACAAAGTCAAGCGCGAACGGCGCTTCCAGGCACAGGTCGTAGGAAGACATTGTGCCTTTTTCGGTCGCCCAAAAATATATCCACCAGCAGTTATGCGGGGAGGACCTGTCCATGAAAATTTCTTTGCCATCGGTCCTGCAGGTTGCGCCCATAAGCAGAAAACCCGGACGACGAATAATAGTGCCGCTGAAAAAGCAACGAAGGATGGTTGCCGCCAGAGCGCCTTCGGGCTCATTCTTTTCGTACCACTGTTTTGCGACTTCAGCGACATTCACGGTTAGGTTTTTATAATGAAATAAAGGACTGCAAACGGCTGCATAGAATCGTGTCCCGCGTTGCCACCCGTGTTTGTGATAGTGACATTGCTAGCCGCTGGCAAAATCGTATCTCCGGCTATACCAGTATTAGTTGATCCGGAAGCTGAGTAGCCGCCAGATCCAGGTTGGTTATTAAAAGCGCCAACCGGATTGACAATCGTGTGCGCATGGCCACTGACGCCATGCGTATGACTGTCGTTTGCCGTCCCGTGATTATGCGAGGCCAATTCGGCTATGGTTAAAACATGCGTTTCCGAGCCGCCACGTTGCCCGAACGTTCGGTTAGTGATTCCCGGCGCGCCCTTATTCACGTAGCCGATCGGTGTGCGTCCTTGGAAATCAGGGACTTGAAAGTGGGCGCCACTGACATCACCTCCATTACCCCAATAGGTTCCAATTGCGTTGAAAAGAGCAGGGTAAGCGCTTGTCAGATATGAAGTACCATCACAGACAAGCCAGCCGGCCGGCGGAGATGGGCCGGCGAATGCTTGGACGATCCCTGGCGCGATTAAAAGGTTGACCAGGCTGGTCGCCAGTTTCTGCAACGTAATCGATCCATCCTGGTAGGAATTGGTATCGACCTTGTTAACGGTGTCCAAGAGGTAACCAATCGTGCCACCGGAATCGACCGTCTTGAATTTCCCAGTAGTGTCCAGCCCCAACGCTCTGCCGATTACACTTGGCCGCCAAAAACCAATACACGGCATGTATCCACTGTTATTAGCATTTGGAGAAGAAGCTGAGATATTCAGGCCGCCTTCAAGTCCAGACGTTGTATGAACCACCGTATCGATCGTCTGCGAGAGTCGGCCTACACCGGTGTCACCAGCTTTGTTGACCGGAGTGTACCCGAGATTGCCTACCGTAGCGCCGGCTGCCAATGTTCTCCCATTAATCGCCCCGTCGTTGATATCGCCGTTATTAATCGATTTGGCCTGGTAAGCACCGGTCGGTACGACGTTGGGAAGAAACAAAGTCGGCCGTGCGATGCAGCCATCCTGAAGCATGGTCGAATCGACGCTCGGTGCCGTAACGAAAAGACTCGGATCATCGACAAACTCCGTCGCGACTTCGCCGATTTGGAATTTTAACCGGCTGAACAGAACATTTTTGGTCGGTTGATCAAGCGCTCCTGCCGGTAACGCAATCGCAATCAAAAGACCGTTGGCAACATTAGTTAATAGCGACAGATCAATAGTCGCCGTGCAAAACGTCCAACTGGCGTTTGCCCCTGTCTGTAGATTGACAGAAGTCTGGAGCGTAATTGACGCAAAATTATTAAATGCGTTGCACGTGTAGATATTGAGCTGTGGTGACAGCGTCAATCCCGTCCCGTTGTAGATGTAGCCTGAAAACGTGCATTTGCGCCGCAACGTTGCGCTCAAGTCGCCATTAATTTGTTGCCCGAATTCTACTGCGGCAACGCTAGCGGCACCTTTAAGTTCAGCGGTGAAAAGACTGAATTGATCGGGAACAGACGACGACATTAAAAATGTAACAGCAGCCGCTGATGGACTTAGATAGGAACCACTTTGAACAATTGAACCGGGTGATGCATTGCCAGGATGTCCCAGATTGGTGACGACAGCATGAGTGCCATCGGTAACAGATGCAACGGTATAATCGCCGCCGCCCACAATG